TTCTCGTCAGGAATGATACGTTGTAATTCAATCGTAAGAATTCCATCTGTTAATGAAACTTTGTTTACAAAAACATCATCTGCCAATGTAAACTTTCTTGCGAAAGCTCTCTTGGCTAATCCACGATGAACGTATTCTGTTTCGTCAGAAACGTCAGATGTTTTGCCTGTTACAGCAAGAACACCCTCAGCCAATTCCACATCAAGTTCGTCGTTCTTGAAACCAGCAACGGCAAGCTCAATACGAAAATTAGTTGCATCGTGTTTGATGATGTTAAACGGCGGATAATTACCATGGTCCTGAACCGTTTGAATACGGTTGAGGCGGGCGAATACTTCGTCAAACCCAATTACCCACGGATTATTAGCTGTGCTGAAATTAAAGGTACTATTAAAGGTACTTGTCATAATTCCTCCTTGGAGCGAATGTGTTAGTGTTACCCGACAATCGGCATAACATGAGTTAAAGAATAACTCCCAACACCCTACAGCCTATTTCTTTTTTCCTATATTATATTTTGCTACGAGATTCCATTCTGTCTTTTCCCCAAACGATAATACTTTGATTTGAGAAAGAGGTGCTGTATCTTCACAGATATCAGCATCAAGAATTTGAACCAATCCCCAATCTTCTAATAGATGGGCGATTGTGTTGCGCCTCTGCATATCATTTTCCGACAGGTCAGTGGCCTTGCCATCTAACGCAAACAATTCTTTAAAGTGTACGATAAAATATCGTCCTTGTTTGTGTAAGATATGGCAGCTTTGATACAGCGTGTTATCTTTGCGAGAAGCTACACCAATTCGTGTAAGTGTTTCGCGGACTTTGAGAAAATCATCTTGATTAACAAGAGAAACTTCAAGAGCATTATATCCTGGAATACTCGAAATATGTATCAAGTCATGTGTCATTGTTCAATCCACCTGTGTATAAACGTTTCTTAATAGTATTAAGATGGTCAGGTGTTAGAATTCTCATAGCTTGAAGTGCTTTCTCAGTACTATAATTATAATACCGCTTTACTGCCTCAAGGTCTTCAATCTTCTCTGCCTTTAACCACTTATTAAACCTTTTTCGGGGTCTAATTGTATTTATAAGGAAAGAAAACTGAAGACTCTTGCCAAGATGGGGACGACTGTTCATTTCATTGGCAGGAATGACGGTATCCATCCCAAAACTCAATGATTTATTCACAATGAAGGGATTATACTGTTTTTCACTCCACTCATCAACAATCAATGCTTCTTTTGTGTAGTGAATTGCATTAACAAAATCAAAGGGACTTATCTTTGGTAGTTTGTATCCTTCTTCTGTTTCTAGTATAATCTCCTCACCGTCCAATGACATCATGATTTCATCTCACATGCTGCCATGATTTCAGTAAGACATGCCACTAAATTGATTTCAGCGTCAGCAACAAATGCTGCCTTGTACTGATAATCAGCTATCAATAACACCAACTGAGGAACTTGCACCACTTCTACTAAGAGAACATCATATAAATTTCTAAACAATGCTTGTGGGTCATTATCCATATTATTAACAACCCAACTCCGCATTTTCTTAAAATCTTTTTCACGGAGTGCAGACACCAACTCTTTCATGTTTGCATCTGAAAAATTTGCAAGAATACCTGCATCAATTGTTCCTGATGAACTATATCGCTGTAATTCATTTAACACTCTACGATAATCAGGAAAATATTTATTCAATAGCTCAACAACAACTTTCATATCATATGTAACATTTTCTTCTGCTAAGATGTCTTTAAGGCGTTTCATGAAACGAGATGCCATTATCGGACGGTCTGCTTTATTCAATTTAAAATCAATCACAGTGGTACGTGAGTGCAACGGAAGAATAATTTTGTTCTTATAATTGCATGTGAATATGAAACGGCAATTCCGACTAAATTCTTCAATGAAACCACGAAGGGCGGGTTGTGTGGAGTTAGGGTTGAGATAATCAGCTTCATCTAGAATAACAACTTTCACCTTACCAGATAAGGAAACTGCACTAGCAAAATCCTTGATCTTGGTTCTCAATACATCAATCCCTGATTCCTCAGAACCGTTGATGATAATGTAGTCACACCCTAATTCTTCACACAGAGCCCGCGCAATCGTAGTCTTTCCTGTACCCGCTGTACCTGCAAGAAGCATGTTCGGGATGCTGTCTTGCGTAATGAATTCTTGAAACATTGAAAGAAGATCGGACGGAAGGATACAGTCTGATATTTTACGCGGACGATACTTCTCTACCCAAAGAAACTGCTCACGGTTTGCTTCCATAGTTATGCCTGCGATGTTGAATCTGCTGCGATGAGATATGTTACGTTATTTGAAAAAGATTCAAAGTGAAATACCAACACCTTACTCCCTGACTTAGCAACTGCATTACATACACGAACAGTGTAATCATCTGGCACCACCTTGAAACTATCAATTGTCATCTTCACATTGAATGTTGCATCAGATGTTCCCAATGCTTTTGTGAATGAATGTGACGTGGGATTCTTAGGGTCGTTGATTGACAATGAAACCACCCCATTCTTTGACACAATGTTCAGCATCGTTGCCGACACAATGGATGCCGTCTTAACAATCGTGCTAATATCACTTGTTGTAAGCTTGAATGAATACACATCTTCAAGTGGCGGGGGAGTATCTGACGGGGGCGTAATCAATGATGCGTCCGCGTAGAAATAATCAATCCTACCACTATCAGAGTTGATGGTCAGACTCTTTTCACTAAATTCAATATCCGGATTCTGTGATACTGAAATCAATGACAATAGCTGATTCAAATCATAGATGGCGAACTGTGTGGGAAACGTTTCTTCAACAGAGCCTCGCGCCTGAATACTATTTACGGAATTTCGGGTTGCGAGCTTATTGCCTGCCTTCACAATTAGATTAGGGCTAATCTGAGAAAAACTTTGCAATAGGCTTAGAGTTTTTTGACTAATCTTCATGATGATCCTCGTAATATGTGTGTTGTGTATCGTGTATATAAAGAAGTATAACAGCGTAGTGAACAATTTTCAAGATGTCAGCACGATTAAACCCATTTTTCTTTCCATACCGCTGTGCATATTTCATGATGTTTCCCACCATGAATCCTATCAATGATGAATTCAGCACTTTGGAATTTATTAGCTGAGTAATGTTGGTCATAGGTCTTGTCAATATACTCTTGAATATCTTTGAGTAGTTCTGGTTCATTGAATTTATGATTAATCATAGGTGACTCCCGGTTGTTTGCCGATGTTCTTCGCACCGAGTCTTGAACCATTTGATGTCATTCCGAAGTGTTCCCGGATTGCCGCAAATCTCGCAAATGGTTACTGATGCTGTACACATTGCCACATTTACTTTTTCAAATTCGTCGTTCTGATATTCCGTATAGACCCGCAAGCCACCCCACTTCTCCTTGACTTGTGTAACCTTGACGATGTGTTTCATTTCATCAAGCTTATCGTATATCGTATGAACGAGAGATGCCCATCCAGCACCAACTGAGCGTAACGCATCGTCGCGGGTATATCCTTCGTGACTGCCATCAATTGCCCTACCAGGTGTGACTACCATGGTGCTTCTCCTTATTATTCTGGTTTCCCGAACATAAATTCTTGTGTAATCCTTTCCACAGCAATGGTGTATTCTTCCTGCATGGTAACTAACTGTTTAGTGTATTTGGTAAGAAGTTTAGTGTAATTTTTATGATATTCCGTTTCCATCTCATCAAGGAGGCGGGTGTATTCAGATTTTATCATGTTCCACACCAACATTTTGCAGTCTTTCTTACTTCCCAGGTATGGTCATTGGAACACTTGAATGATTCCACGATTTCATTGGAATCATGATTATGCCACACTCCATTTTCATCAAAATACCGTTCTTGTGGAGTTACAAAAACATACTCGGATGTTACGGGGAACACGTTACTTTTTAAACCTGTGTCCTTGCATGTATTACAAATCATATGAGTACTAATTCGTTGGAGGAAAATTCTCTGTAAATAGAGAGCTATACAGTTAATAATTCATTTATATTTAAAATACGATAATTCGGACCTATCACCGTGCGATGCATATGCCCTGAGTAAATCATGGGATTACCAAGATGATCCCAAATGCGCTGAATCACATCCATGTTCACATCATGCCAATCTTTTCCCACGCCAAACCAAAGTTTAGCACTATCATCAAAATGGGCTTTACACACTGATGAGGGTACATCATGCGTAATCAACATATCAATTGTTTTGCCTTCGGCATTTTCAAACAACCGCAACACTTCATGCCCTGAAATGTTTTCTTGTTTATCCCAATGCCATTGCTCACGCAAACGAATATCCTTGTCAATACTAGCAGCCCCGCCCATGAACGCAATGGTTCTGCCATCAAGTTCCATCACGGTGCCACGTGGCACATAAAACAAATTGGCATCATCCCATACTCGGGTGACTTCGGTGAGCTTCACCCATCGTGTGCAATCATCATGATTGCCTTCAATGAAGTAGATGGGTATAGAAGATTCCTTACACACAGCGTGAAATCCTGTGTCGCGCCCATGTGATGGGAACAATCCCAAATCACCCACTTGAACAAGTGCAACAGCACCTGCCTCTGTGGCTTGTTGTACACCATACCGAAGGCGGCTAACGTCACCGTGAATGTCCCCTAATAGTAAAATCATGGTATCCCTATTCCTCAATTAAATCTTCAACAATGGAATCCGGAATATCTACCATCCGAAACGGACCTTTCATATCAACACGTGATTTTGTTTTTTGATCTGCATGCTCCCACATGCCTCGTAAATAGGCGTTCTTTAA